TACCGATGGCAGAACACAATTACGAGTTGGGTATGACACGGCATTGACACTGACAATGACCCGGGACACAGTTCGTGCACTTATTGTATTGTTGGAAGCCACACTTCCACAGGAAGAAGAATAATGTGGCTCTGGTTCGTTCCTATTATACTAATATTTGCTGGTCATTTTTGGTTTGCTATGTTTTGTGTGCTTTTGCTGATACTGGCAGAACCTAAATAACGTCAGGCCCCGTAAGGGGCTTTTTCGTTTGCATTTATTCTTTTATTCTGTTAAAATATGTCTATGACAAAATACCCTTATGTTGAAGACTACATTGAGTTTATTGGCGGATATAAAAATCCCAAAAATTCTTTACCAATTGTTTCAGCACAAGAAGACAGTCCCCTAAATTTGGCCAGATATGATGTCAAAATGATTGATAGTCTTGCCACACAAAGCATGAACGGAACCGGCTACACCGATCGTCAAGCACCATTAGCAGTGCAATTGGTTCTCAAATACGAACGTCAATTGACCAAAAACAATGTGGACATTGAACCAGTAAAACTGGCAGCCAAGTTTCGCTTGCCCATTAGGGTACTTGATAGATCCACACGAGCCTGGATCGAAGACGAAATGATTCGTCTACGATTTCCCTATAGTGTTGAACTGGTAGAAGAACTTAGAACTGCAGCAAAACAAAGTCATGGCATGATGCAGTTTCACCGCGACAGTAAACAGTGGCGTGCCAGTTTAACCGAACATAATGTAAATTTGGTTTACAGTTTTGCTGAGAAAAACAAGATCACAATTGATCCCACATTGTCCGAGGTCATGCAGTTGATATTGGCGTGCGAAAAAACTGCCTACAAGATTGAATTGGTGGCCGATGATCAGTTAAGAATAACCAATGCTGAATCCAGTTTAGTAGAATATGTTGAACAACATCTAGGCGGATTTAAGTTAGATAATATTCTAACACTTGCAGATCGCAGTGCTGAATTGGGATTTACAGTAAATAACGTTATAGCCGATGTTATCATTCAAGCATACGGAACTAGATTCTACAGTTTATGTATCAATCGTGAAATTAAAATCGCACGAGAATCTCGGCAGAGCGATCAAGTCAGTGAAATTGTTCGTTATGCCACTGAGACCAAAAGATTTCCCATTTACATATACGAACCCAACATGAGTGACTGTATTAGTCATTTGTTTGCCAGTTATTTTACCAAAGAACAAGTGGTCAATTTGAACTCGCTAACAACTGATTACCAACCCGGTGCAGAAGATCGATTGGTGTACTTCAATCGTATTCCCAAATATTCTCTGGATCGAATTCCGTTGTTTATCAGCACAGCCGGAATGTTATTTGGCGGTGACAAAATTATATGGACACAGGCATCTGAAAAAATTGTGTATTTCACTGAAGAAGTGTACAGTAAAAATAACCGAGGGCGCGAAATTTGCAGGCTAAATTAATAATACGAGACGAAGTTAATCTAAAAATAGAAGGACTTGATCTTTCCACAAGAAAAAAACTTGTGGATCGGTTTAAATTTACGATGCCCAATGCTAGGCATCTACCAGCAGTGCGATTGGGAAGATGGGACGGCAAAATTGCATTCTTTCAATTGGGCGGTAGCAGTTACATAAATCTTTTGCCGGATATCATACCCATATTAGAATCTGACGGCTATGATATTGAAATAGAAGATCTACGAACCTACAGTACTCAATTTGCATTTGATGAAATACGAGAAGACACTTTTGCGGACAAGGTGTGGCCCAAAGGGCATCCTAGAGAGGGCGAATCAATTGAACTCAGGGATTATCAGCCTGAAATATTAAACAGATTTCTAGCCAATCCACAAAGCATACAAGAAGTTGCCACCGGAGCCGGAAAAACAATCATGACCGCGGCCTTGAGTCGGAGTGTGGAGCAGTATGGTCGCAGTATTGTTATCGTGCCCAACAAAAGCCTAGTTACACAAACCGAAGCCGACTACATCAATCTTGGGTTGGATGTGGGCGTGTACTTTGGCGATAGAAAAGAATACAATCGTACACACACTATTTGTACCTGGCAAAGTCTAAACAACATGTTAAAGATGACCAAGTCGGGCGATGCCGAAGTGGAAATAGGTGACTTTATCGAGGGGGTGGTCTGTGTCATTGTTGATGAAGTACACATGGCCAAAGCCGATGCTCTCAAAAGTCTCTTGACCACAGTGTTTGCACATGTGCCGATTCGTTGGGGGCTGACCGGAACAATTCCCAAAGAAGATTACGAAAAGATAAGTATATTTTGTAGTCTAGGCTCTGTAGTAGGACGACTCAGCGCCAGTGAACTTCAAGAAGCGGGACATCTTGCCAACTGTCATGTGAACATAGTGCAGTTGGTGGATTACGTAGAATACAAAGATTATCAACAAGAACTAAAATATCTAGTAGAAACACCCGAGAGAATTGCATACATGAGTCAATTTATAACTCGTGTTAACGATACCGGCAATACTCTTGTACTTGTGGATCGGGTAGCAACAGGTAAACTATTGGTTGAACTTTTAGGCGAGCGGGCAGTCTTCGTTAGTGGTGCAACAAAAGGATCTAAGAGACAAGAAGAATATGACGAAATCGCAACTAGTACTGGCAAGATTATTGTGGCGACTTACGGTGTGGCCGCAGTGGGTATTAATCTCCCTCGTATTTTTAATTTGGTTTTGGTGGAACCCGGAAAGAGCTTTGTTAGGGTTATACAAAGCATTGGACGAGGTATACGAAAAGCAGAAGATAAAGACCACGTAGAGATTTGGGACATTACAAGCACATGTAAGTTTGCCAAACGGCATTTGACCAAGCGACGTGCGTTTTACAACGAAGCCAATTACCCGCACACAACCGAGAAAATAGAATGGCAGAAGTAGGGAAACCCAAAAAACGTATAATTGTTTGTGGTGACAGTTTTGCCAGTGCAGATCGTAACAAGCCGGGAACGCATTTCAGCGAACTGTTGACCGGATACGGGCACGAAGTAATCAACATGGCACGTGGTGGCATCAGCAATACCGGCATAGGATTTCAATTGGAAACTGCTATTACCATGGCACCGAATGTTATTATTTTTACCGAAGCGCCTGGCGGAAGAATAGATGTTCCCATTCAAGGCAGAAAATTTTATAGGCCCGAGGGAATAAAAAATTTCATATATCCCTATCCCAGTGACAGCAGTACCGGACTGGATTTTGTTGGCAATTTCTCTGCTCCCATATTGTCAGACACCATACATTCGTTCATGAACCCAAGACCGGACTTGCCAGAAGAACTTCGAGACCCCAACATACAAAATGCTGTCAAGCAATATTTTACTTTCATGTACGACAATCATTTTAAGGAAATTGTCGACAGTTGGATAATTGGATTTTGGGAATACCGATTGGCTGAATTAGGATTCCCGTTTTTGAAGTTGGGCATGAACGATCCTGTTGGCAATATCATTTACGAGTACGCAAATGCCAACCCCGACAAAGTCACACAAGCAGTTTATCACACAGACGAAAGCACACAAATACAAGTAGCAAGGAAGTTAAATGAAAAAATTGATCGTATGCGGATGCAGCTACAGCGCTGATTCGTCCAAACCCGAATTAAAGGGCACCGGGTACGGGCATCAATTGGCCCAGCGACTGGGCTGGGACGTACAAATATTGGCACGGCAAGGTTGCAGCAACGGCGGAATACGTATTCAAATTGACGAAGTGATTAGACAACGTCCGGCATTTGCAATCATTGCCCCCACATTCCATGACCGTATGGAAATACCAGCAAAGGCCGCGCCGTATGATTTTAAAAAAAATCAAGAAGGACCACTGGGTTGGGACAACTTTTTTGAAAAACATTTGAGAAAAAGTCACCGTAACGGTTACGCACCTGCTGCCGGTATAAACAATGTAAATTATGGTAACAATCCCTATCGCATGATATGTGAAACCATGTTTACCTTGGCAGAAAATATAAAAAATGAATACAGAAGTGTTAGACTAGATGATGGCACCACCAAGGCCATGAAAGAATACATCAATTATTTGTATGACAGCGATTGGAAATTGCAAAAAGATCGTTGGATGATGCGAGATGGTATAATGCAGTTGTATTATGCCAATATTCCGTTTTTGTTAGTGGCAAATAACTTGTGGAATGTTGATACAGTCAGACAAGAAATGCCGGCAGTGTTACCAGACCGATACATGACTTTACGGCAAGAACATACCCCAGCACATGCAACTACCATATACCCAATCAAGGGCGATAATTTTAAAAATGATCCCGGCTATCATGGCGATCCCGAAAGTCAACAGTATTTGGCCGACATATACTATCAAATCATAACCAAAGAATTTGGGATAGCGCCATGAAAGCAGTTGCGGCAGTGGCCCATCCCGATGACTGCGTGATATTTGCTTGGCCTTTTATCGAAGCACATCCCGAATTTGATTGGACCATTTTGTATCTAACCTATACCAATTACGAACCTAGAGGGCAAGAAGTCAGTGATTATTGGCGCACACACAATATCAGTTGTGTGTTTTTGGGATTCCCCGATGACTGGGAATATGTTAAGCGTGGCGAATTGGGATTCAACAGCGAACAAGCCGAACGAGAATTAAAAAATATCACTGCCGGCTACGATTTAGTTTTAACACATTACGAAGATGGTGATTACGGACATGTACATCACAAGTTTGTGAACTCGGCAACAAGAAAAAATACAGTGCCCAAGGTTTACTTTGCCAGCACTTTCAACTATAATACAGAGTATAAAGTACGGCAGCCGGTTAATTGTGATCGGTTACCTTTGCATCGATCAGTGATTGAACAATTTCAAGATCGAGATACGGGACGTTATATCGTAACCGATCAAGCACGAGAATTATTAACAACTATAAAATGAGAATACTAACACTTGACAACATGGCTTACCCCATGGACCAGATTCCTGAGGAAATTGATGAACTGAGATTTTGCGTACTAGACAATAGTGATCCCAAAGATCCCGATTACTTTTATATACCACTTATATTTTTAGAAAGTTTTAACAGTCCGGCCTTGGTGTTACGCATAGGTGAGCATGTGATACGCATGCCGGTGGATTGGCAATTGCTGATTGGTGAACCCGACTTTGGCGATCTAGAAGTGGTGCCATTAACCAGTATAAATGATCGTGGATTTAATGTGTTTTGCTTTAATCCATTAAGCAGTTTTAGGCCAGAATTTTACCCAGTTGAAATAGTGGACATATATCAAGATGTCAAATGGTATTTTCCCAAATTGAAACCGGGACAGATGTTGGCAATACCGTTAACTGAAGGCGAACGACCCTTGTGTGCTTATTTTATCAAGGACATAAGTCGCCAAAGCGAAGTGGTAGATTATTCAAAGGCATGGTGACATGGGCACATTAAAACCCGGAGCACAATACATATATGAATCAGTGAATGGTATAACCTATGCACGTGAACATGGTGCCGATCCTGCCACTCGAACGGAAATAGGATACAATTATGATCCTAGAACTCCCAATGGTAGACCGCTTCACGACCATCTACTGGAAGATAAAATGTGGGGCGAGATACGCCGAATGGCTCGAACAAATCCCACTTTACAGGCCGAACTTGAACGTGTTATAATGTTGTATCATTTGATCAAACAAGAAAATGATACTGTACCGCATCATAGAGTATAAAATGGCAACAAAAAAACCCGCTAAACCAAAAAAAGAAGTTGATTACAATTCAAAATTGTATATTGGAAATGAAATGGCTGCATTTGATCGTAAAGATCGTGGTTACTATGACAGCATGACCGAAGAAGAACAGAAAAAATTCAGTCCGTTTTTGATGATACGTTGGGGCAGCAGTGTCAAAGAAAATGCCAGATTGGGCACCGAAGAAAACTTTATTTTGCAGGGACACTATGTTAAAAAAACAAACGAGAATCTAAATCGACATTTCTTTGATATTAATACCACACAACACAAAAAATTGCAGTGGCTGATGGCCACAACAGTCAGCCCCGACTTTGGTACACAGTACCATCAATGGATTGGTACCTCAAAGTCAGACACCAAAACTGTTCGGTTTTTAAAAAAGATTTACCCCACACTCAAAGATTCAGATATTGAATTAATGGCTGAAATAAACAATCAAGATGATTTAAAACAACTGGCACGTGAACATGGATGGAGCGACCAAGACATCCGAGAGGAATTTCGATGATAGATAAATTAATAGCAAATGGATGTAGTTACATGAACAACTACACCAAAGGACATGGCAAAAATGGCGGACACGTTGATTTAGCAAAAAGATTAAACATGTCAAAAGTGGACAGTATAGATGTGCCCGGCAGTGCCAACAGTAGAATCTTACGCACCACTTTGAAACACAGTTACATGACTCAAGAGCCCACATTTTATCTCTTGGGCATGACCTTTGTCAGTCGTGAAGAAATACCCATACTCAGAGTTGACGATGAACACACATTTGAAGGACGCTGGAACAATCCGGCCAATCAAATTTTTATAGACCGATGGGAACATCATTGGACCAAAAAAGATGTTGAACGCTATGTAGATTTTCAACGCAAATGGGAAGTGTACAGTCTACTGGATCGTACAGAAAATTTAATGTACATGATGCTGGCCGCCATAGACAGTTTGCACAGTCGTGGGCATCAGGTCTTGATGTATCAACAGGCAGATACCGATTATTGGAGCCTATACGACAACCCCAAATTGAATCTGTTTACCAGTACTCCCTGTATCGTAAATGCATTTCGTTGGAGTGCTACCAAATATCAACACGATATGGGAGTTCCACCAGTTCCTATAGATCCCAGTTTACCGCAAAGTCTATTGCCCATTCCACACGGACCAGTCACTCCGGATTATCAAAAAAAGCCCAGTGATCATACAGTATTGAATGAATTTTTAGTTGACTATATCCACGAACATAAATTACTAGATGTATAAGTGTAAGTATTGTGAAAAAACATATCGTAAAGAAAGTACGTTATTTGCACACTTGTGTGAGCAAAAACGACGTTGGCAACAAGAAAAGGAAACCGGAGTACAACTGGGACTTAAAGCATATCTGAGATTTTATGAATTAAGCCAAGGTAGTGCAAAGTTAAAAACATATGCGGATTTTGTTACTAGTCCTTATTATAATGCTTTCGTCAAATTTGGAAGATACAGTCAATCTATACGGTGTATTAATTTTGGCAATTATTTGGATTGGTTACTGCGTAACAACAAAAAAATAGATCGCTGGTGTAGTGATCAATTGTA